TTTTAGGAGGGTAAGCAATGGAAAATAAATTTGAGCAATATAACAACAGAAAAATTAGTGAAAAGGTATGTGAGGTTCATAAGGTCAATTATTGGCAAATATCAACGCCAATAAGAGGCAGTAAGGAACGAAGTATACAAGAGTTTTGTCCTGAATGCACAAAGGAACTAATAGAGAGGCAGGATAGGGAGGGAGTAGATAATAGCTTGAATGCTGAGACCTACCTAAAAACCTATAATGTGCTTATGCGAGACAGTACGATCCCTAGAGAGTTAAAAGAGGCTAACTTTGAGAATTTCATAGCTGAGACAGCCGAGGAAAAGCAACTATTAGCATTTGCTAGGGAGCAGGTAGATAAATACTTGGACGGTATGACAGGAAATACCCTATTTACAGGCTCTACAGGCATAGGGAAAAGCCATTTAAGCGTTGCTATTGCTAAGGCCATAAACGAGGGCTACAAAGCCAAAGGAGAGCCTAAAAGCGTATTGTTTGTCAATCTAACTGAAATCCTTAGACGAGTTAGAGAGAGTTTTAACTCTCCTACTAGCCTAGAGGGGTACTATTCAAGAATGTTAAAAGAGGTTGATTACCTGGTACTTGATGATTTAGGTGTAAAATCAGATAACCTCAACAATAAGGGGAAAACCACCTGGGAAGAGGCGTATATCTTTGATATTCTCAGTAACCGAGACAAGACTATTATCACTACAAACTTGAGTAGCTCAGAGATTGCTAGCTTGTATAGTGAACGAGTGGCCAGCCGTGTTAGAACTGGCCTAGAGGGTAACTTTTTCAAGTCATTCACGATCAAGGATAAGCGATACTCAATTAATCAGTTAAAAAATAAAGTAAAGCAGTTGCACTGAAGTAATTGACTTACAAACCTAAACAAAAATAAAAAAGCCCCACGCTCTCAAAGTTTGGCGACTCAGAGCGTAGGGCCAGCTACAAGAAAAAGTATGCACGGGGTGCAACTGCACCCCAAACCAGGCTATTACTCAAAAAAGAGTAACAGCTCAAAGATGAGTAAGCGCTGAGCGCAGGGTTTGCTTTCCCAAAATGGAACTCAAAAAGCTCAAAAATGAGCAAAAGTACATTAAAAAGGGTAGTGAAAAGCGTTGAATAGTTTAAAATGTCAGTTATATCAACGCTTTAGAACTACAAGTATTACAATATTTACTTATCTTTCAAGCTATTAGTCATTTTTGCTTAACAGATTTGTGACTCAAAAATGAGTAGCAAACAAAACTAATAAAGGCTATACAGGAACTGAAGACTTTTCGACATTTTTGTCGGAAAGGTGGCCCTAAAATGGGTCAGCTTACAACCGTACCCGTTTGGACACTTGTTATAGCCTAGTTATAACTATATGGAAAACTATTTAATGTTTAAGGGCGTACCTGGAGGTACACCCGTTAAAGGAGATTTAATATGGCGTTAAATGCAGAACAACTTAAAAATATGTTAGATAAAGGCTTTGTTTTATACTCAAAAAATGGTATAATAAAGTCAGCCAAGTTACCAGAGTTTGGTAGTCTAATCATCACAACACAAGATGGTAAACCCATTCAAAAGGAAACAAGGCAAAAAGAAAAAATTTAGCTGCTGACTAGAAAACTAGAGGCATGATATAAGAGTTTAACTGCTCTTTGTCATGTCTCTTTTTGTTTTAGTCAGAGAAAGGAGGGACTTTGGGAACAGGGGTAAAAGTAAAGATAAATCTAAAAGGTATTGAGCGTAAAGTAACACCTATGGGATTAGCGAGAGCTAAAGAGGCAGTCACTAATCAGATGGTTATGGACATGCACCGTTTTATACCTAGGCGATCTGGAGAACTTAGAGGAAACTTGACTAAGGCTAACGGGAAAATAGTTTATAATGCGCCATATGCCAGAATGCAGTTTTACGGCAAGAAACGGAAAGGGTTCGTTTCAGATAAACAGCGTAAGTTTTTCTTTGCGAATAAAGAGGAACTATTAAAATATAAAAAAGCTCCAGGAACAGGACCAAGATGGGATAAAAAAGCTAGCGCTCTATATTCTAAGGACTGGGAACAAGTAGCTAAAAGAGCGCTAGAATTGAAATAAGGGAGAATTACTATGACACTACAACAAATAAAGGCACAAATTTACAACCTAGGCACTTATAAGCAACAAAAGATTGAGGCTTATGGAACAATGAAAAAAGAACTTTGGGAAAAAGTTCGAAATCAGGTTTTATATCAGTCTGAGGCTGAGCTACGTCTGGAGAACTTTAAAAAAGAGGCCGATCAGTACTCAGATACTGAGTTTGCCAATATTCTAGATAAGCTAGAGAACTTTGAACAGACAGAACTAGAGAAAATTAAATCAGAGTACGAAACAGTAACGGCTGATAATGTTGCTGAGTTGAACTTACTGAGCACTATGAAAGTATCGGAACAGGAGCTGCTAAGTTACTTAGAGAAATACAAGCGCAACCCGTTGGCCATTAAGAAATTACATGAAATCGGAGCAGCTAACAACATTGCTTTACCTAGCTATATCCTGAAAGAGGATAGGCTAGCTGAACTGTTAAAGGTATTCAAGCAACATGCTAAGAGCTATCATGATACTCCAATCATTGATAGTAACGGTTCAGCAAGTGATCTAGCTTTCATGTTAGTTTTAGCTAGTGATGAATTGAATACTGCTTTAGAAACATACTCTAATCATTTTGATACGGCTCTAGGGCTATCTGAGAGCTTGTAAAACTAGTCAAAAGTGTATCAGCGATAAAATACCCTGATACACTTTTTAGAACGGTTTACGGAGCGTTTAGAGCGTTCCAATGAAGTATAATTTCCGAAACGAACACGGTGAGAGGGTGCTAAATGGAGAGAGATGCTAGAGGGCGTTTTTTACCAGGTAATCAAGTTGCTAGAGGCAATCGCGGAAATAGACAACCGAAGTATGGGAACAATAATGCTATGAAACACGGTTTATATAATCGTTATACAGGCCTCTTACCTAGTAGAAATGGCGACCTTTCAATATATAAAAACGGAGTATATTTAGGCTCTTTACATAAGAAATACTATCACACAACAGAAAAGGACGAGATAATGATAGACGTACAAGTAGTACAACGCCTAATAGATGTTTGTGGATTGCCAGAAAGTCTTTTCGGAGATCCTGAGTACGTTGAATACTATGAGTAATGTCCGTTTTTGGACTTAACTAAAACAAAAAAGCCAAGGCGCTCCGCCTCAGCAATAATTTCAACAATATTATTATACCATACAGGAGGCCAAAGTATGACACCAGAGCAGGTAAAAGAAAAACTAGAGGGCGTTAAGTGGATAAATAAAGAAATAGAGGGCTTATATTTAGAGCTTGCAGCTTTAGAAAGTGGTATTATCAAAAAGCAAGAAATGGGCACTACTAGAGTTCAAACAAGCAGGGTAAATACAGCAGAGAATAACCTTATAAGTGTTCTAAAGCTAAAAGACGATACGCTCCAGAGGATTGAGCGCCTTACTGAGGAGAGAATGGAAATATCTAGGTTGATCGATAAGCTGGCCAATCCGTTTGAGCGTTCTGTTCTAAGACTTTTTTACTTGAATGATCTCGACGCTTGGGAGGTAGCTGAGGAAATAGGTGTATCTACAGCCTCGGTATATCGAGTAAGGAAAAAAGCTATAGAACACTTAGTAGATAAGGCGGAGATAAAAGGGCTATTTTGAAATCAAAGTTAAGGAGATACTACAAAAACTATGAATTAAGATATTGTTGTGGTATAATTCTAGCTAGTAACTAATGAGGAAGAACAGTTGAAAAAAATTTCAATTTTTATAGATGACTCAGGGGTCTTTCACTCCAATCATAACTACTTTGTGTACGCAGGTTTTTGCTTTGTTTCTGACGAAGACAAAATATCTGCTAAAAAACGCTATCGCTCCCTTAATACAAAAATAAAAAAAGCTAAAGCTATAGAGGGAGAACTCAAAGCGGCGAATATTGAAAGAAAGCACAAAAATGCCCTCTTTAAGGTTCTTAAAGATGAGATTAGTTTTTCTGTGTCAGTTAATTTACCAAACGTTCACGCAAGTGTCATGGGAGATAAAAAATCACGTCAGCGATTTAAAGATTATGCCTTGAAGAGGGTGGTAAAAAATCTGTTCAAAAAGCTAATAGAGCAAGGCTTGATTAACAAGAATGATGATATTGAGCTTTTTGTGAATATTGATCAGCAAGGCTTTGCTACAAATGGTTTATATGGTTTGGGCGAGGGGATCCTGGAGGAGTTGAAGCATGGGATTACAAACTTTAACTACGGAAAGTTTTATCCTCCTATTTTAGAAGGTGATTTTGTTGTCCATACTAAGTCATGTGTTTCTGAGAATGACTATTTAATACAGGCTGCAGATATTTTAGCCAATAGAATATGGAACTCATATGAAAAGCAGGTCAGTGAGTTACGAGACATACCGAACCATACTTTTTTAAATTTACCGTAGTTTTTACTTGCCAAAAGCGCGCGCGTGGTATAGAATAGAATTACAGGTATAAGTACACTGTTTAAACATCTGAATTGTGATTAAAGCAATTAAGCGTATGTTAAGTACGTCGCACTCAGATGGGAAAGCGCCATTAGGTGCTTTTTTTTGTAACTTTTGATATAATATTACTGAGGAAATGAAGTAGAAAAATATCGGACGCACACGCACCCAAAAGGGTATCTGAGAGGTGGGGAATGTCCGTCCCACCATTTCCTATTGAGGCTGTAAGCCTCTTTTTTTAGAATTTCAGCAACTGAGAGAGGAATAAAAATGAGTAAACAGCTTTGGAACTACCTACGTTCAAGAGTTCAGGTAGTAAATAGTGATGGTGAAGTCATCAGGGGCCTTGTCACAGATTTTATTGACGAAATGGACAATGATGAGCAAGATGAAATCACTATCCTCATTAACAATCCTGGTCCTGATGAACCAACTGAGATTTCTCTCTTTGAGAGTGAGATCATCTCGATTAAAGCGATCTCTTAGCGCTTGGAACAATCTAGGCCTTAGACAGAAAAGTAAAATAAAAAGCACCTTTGACAGGTGCAATTTACTTGCTTACTGAACTCATCAATTTAAGTCCCCTTTTTGTTACCCTTTATGTTTTCTCAGCTTATTTAAATTTAATAGTTTTTGAAAAAATCAAGTTAGATTTAGAGCAGGCTTAGGTCTGTTTTTCTGTACCTAATCACTGCAAGATAACAAAATGCTTTAATTTTAAGAAATATCTTACAGAAAGCCTACAACAGTGGGCTTTTTGCTTTGTCTTAAAAAACTATAGAACACTTCTTAACTGTGAAGGGGGATAAAAAAATTCCCTGCAAATTGAAATTGCAAGGAACTTTTGTTAATGGTAATGGGCAAGCCAGGTGGAATACTTTTCCCAAGCCAGAGAGCAAAGAGGAGATTGATGACGACAATGCCTGAACCGACCAATGTAAATAGGAAAAATTCGCTAGTCGAAACCTGCCACAAATGTACGATGTCTATAATCAAATAAGCACTGACAGGAAAACAGAGGATAGAAGTAATCAGAGCAGGAATATACTTGCGGAGAAGAATTGATTGTCCGATATGGAGCAAGAGATGAAGCGCAAAGGCTACAAATCCCCCTAACCAAACTAATTCGAGCGCTCTAGATTGAGTAACATATGCTAAGACAGTGATGGATAAGACAAGGATGAATTCCTCAAAAACAGCGAGAGCAAATCCCTCTGTTGTAACTCCTTTGTGAATCTTGAGAATAGTTGGCGCCTTCTGGGCCAGCAAGGTTTTGTTGAGATGAATCCAAGGGACAAGACCGATAATTTCTTCCATATCGTGAAAGATAAAAAGTAGAGGGAACATCCAAAGATAAAACGCCATAAATCTCTCCTGAAAAGCTATAGACTGCTAACCAATAAAGCAAAAAACGCCCAGTAAGGCGTTTTGAGTTAGGTGTGCTTACTTAACTTCTGTAAACACTACGTGCTTACGAAGTTTTGGTGAGTATTTCTTCAATTGAAGACGGTCTGGAGTGTTACGTTTGTTTTTAGAAGTAAGGTACAAGCGTTCACCAGATTCTTTGTGTTCAAGTGTAATATTTACGCGCATGGTATCTCCCTTCTATTATTCAGCTGATGCAGCTTTAGCGATTTTACGTCCTTTGTAGTATCCTTTAAGTGATACGCGGTGAGAACGTGAGTAATCTCCAGTAGTTTCGTCAAAGTTTACAGATGGAGCTGTTACTTTGTAGTGTGTACGACGTTTGTTTTTCTTCGCTTTTGAGGTGCGACGTGCAGGTACTGCCATTTTGATTTCTCCTTTAGGTATTTAAATTCGATTCAATCTACTGATTTTCATCAACCATACTAGGATAACACATTTTTTTTGTAAAGTAAAGTTACTTGACAAAAAAAGATGAAAAAATTAGAAGCTAGTAATCGAAATTTTCTGAAAATTCAAGAATTTTATTCTGTTCTTCATGCGGAAATTGTGCTATAATAGTAAAAACTGAAATGGGAGGGATAAGATGACTGAATTAGATAAACGTCACCGCAGTAGCATTTATGACAGCATGGTTAAATCACCAAACCGTGCTATGCTTCGTGCGACTGGTATGACGGATAAGGACTTTGAAACACCGATTGTGGGAGTGATTTCGACTTGGGCGGAAAATACACCATGTAACATCCACTTGCATGATTTCGGGAAATTGGCTAAAGAAGGTGTCAAATCTGCAGGTGCTTGGCCTGTTCAGTTTGGTACCATTACCGTAGCGGACGGGATTGCCATGGGAACGCCTGGTATGCGTTTCTCTTTGACATCTCGTGATATCATTGCGGACTCTATCGAGGCGGCTATGGGTGGTCATAACGTCGATGCCTTTGTCGCTATTGGTGGCTGTGACAAGAACATGCCTGGTTCTATGATTGCTATTGCTAATATGGATATCCCAGCTATTTTCGCTTATGGTGGAACCATTGCACCGGGAAATCTTGATGGCAAAGACATTGACTTAGTTTCTGTTTTTGAGGGTATTGGAAAATGGAACCACGGTGACATGACAGCTGAGGACGTCAAGCGTCTCGAATGTAATGCCTGCCCTGGCCCTGGTGGCTGTGGTGGTATGTATACAGCTAATACCATGGCGACTGCTATCGAAGTTCTCGGTATGAGTTTGCCAGGATCTTCATCTCACCCAGCTGAATCAGCTGACAAGAAAGAAGATATCGAAGCAGCAGGACGAGCTGTTGTCAAGATGCTGGAGCTTGGTCTCAAACCATCAGATATCTTGACTCGTGAAGCTTTTGAAGATGCCATTACTGTAACTATGGCTCTCGGTGGTTCTACAAATGCCACTCTTCACTTGCTTGCCATTGCCCATGCGGCTAATGTTGACTTGTCACTTG